CGCAGACCATCACGTTCAACTCGTGGCAGCAGTCGTTCAGCGTGGAGGCCTCCGTTGATTCGCAGCTCACCGGATCGCTCACGCTCCGCATCGACGGTGCCGTGTCGTTCGGCAACTGCGTTTGACGGTTGCAAGCGCCGCCGAAATGGTTAGGATAGGGGAATGAGCAAGACTCCCCCTACGGCACACGCCACCAAAGACGCCATCCTCGCCCTCGCGGGCAGCACGCAGATCGAACGGATTGAGGTCGCTGAACTCAGCAACCCGATCTACATCCGCGGCCTGTCCGCGAGGGAGCGAGATTCCTTCGAGGCGTCATGCATGAACGGCAAGGGCAAGGCGCGCGGCCTCAACATGGACAACGTGCGAGCGCGGCTCCTGGTGCGTTCCATCTGCACCGAGACGGGCGAGCGTCTGTTCCAGGATCACGAAGCCGACGCGCTCGGAAGCGTTCCCGCTGCCGTGGTCGATCGGCTGTTCACGGTCGCGCAGCGACAGCGATCCGGTGAGCTGCGAATCAACGGAGGCCTCCACGCTGAACGACTGCTGCCACGAGTTGAACGTGATGGTCTGCGTGGTCGTGGTTCCGCATGGGACGACGATGGACCATGCCGAGGCTGCCGTTTCTGTTCCGACCGGGAGGTAGGTGGCGAGTCCGTCGTCGTAGTTGAACTGGACCTCGATGGTGCCGGAGTCAATCGTGCCCATCAGGTAGTTCTTGGTGTAGTTGGCGGAGGTTCCGGTGGAAAGCGTGGTCACTTCGATTTCTGAGCGGCTGATGCCGCCCAGGCTGATTCCGGTGATGTCGCCGAGCGTGGTGGCGCCCTTCTTGAGGAGGGAGCCTTGTGAGACGTTTGCTGCCATGTTGGTGGTCCTTGGTTGGGTGGTGGTTGAATCAGGCGGGGGCGCAGGCGCCAAAGGTCACGGCACCGTCGATGCGGAGCGTGAGGCTGGCGGTGAGCTGCGAATCGACGGCGGCTTCGACGCTGAACGCCTGCTGAAATGCGTTGAAGGTGATCGGCTGCGTCTGTGCCACTCCGCTGCCGTTGTAGCCGCAGGGGACGACGATCTTCCAGGCGACCGATGCGGTTTCGACGGTGGTTCCGTTTGCCCCGCCCGGCTGCAGGGCGTTGGTTCCGACCGTATCGTCATCGTCGTAGTTGAGCTGCACCTCGATGGTGCCGGAGTCAATCGTGCCCATCAGGTACTTCTTGGAGGTGTCAGAAAGTGCGGTGACGTCGATTTCCGCTCGGCTGATGCCGCTGATGCTGATGCCCGTGACGTCGCCGATGGTGACGAACGCAGACGAAATGGTCTTCTGAATGTAGGCGCCCTGTGAGACGTTTGCTGGCATGTTGGTGGTCCTTGGTTGGTGTCGTTCTTAGATGGTGACGTGCATGCAGCGGATGGTGAGCATGGCGGCGTAGACGCCCTGACTCTCGCCCGCAGTCGGATCGAAGTATCCCGTCTCGAGCGAGTCCAGGTTGATGGCCGCGAAAGTCACGCCACCATTGGAACCGGAGTACCCGTCGAATGCAACCGCGCACGCATTGATGATGTTGCGGACGGCGAGCCGTGTGGTGCCGTAGGCGGTGATGTCGACATCGGTGCGCGTGAGGCTTGCGTGCGTGCCCTGGAGCGTCTTGATCGGCATGCCCCCGCCGATGCGGTAGGTGATGGCCGGGAGCGGCGAATCCTTGGTGCGACGGTCCGGCGTGATCCTGGCGGCAGGCACCAAGTCCGTGATGCCTGACACGGTGGTCAGCCGGTTGAAGATGCCTGCTTCGATGGCTGCCATCAGACGACCACCTCCATCTTCGAGGCGAAGGCCTTCTTGCCGATTCCGGGGTTGCGGATGAGTTCCTGCATGGCGCTCTGAAAGAGTCGACGCGCGCGAGGCGCGATGCGCTCGAATGCGCTGGTCATGAACTCTGCGCCCTCGATCTGGACGGGCTGCTTTCGCGGCTTGCCGTGGAAGGCCACTTTCAGGTTGAAGCCGAACTCGATGAGGTGAGCGAGCGAGGCCTTGTTGGCGGGCTTGTTCTGCCCCTTGCCGCGCTTGGGGTAGCGCACGGCAGTGCTGCCGTAGACGCCCTTCTTGAGCTTGATGCCGACTTTCACCTTGATGGCGCGCGCGATGTCGTCGCGTAGCGAGCCGTCTGGCTTGCTTTCCCTGGTCTCGAGGCCCGATGCGATCGGGATGTTGTGGACGAGCGACTTGGCTTCCTTGGCTACCGCCATCAATCCGGGCCTGATGGCGCGGCGGTACAGGTTGGTCTGCGCGCGACCGGGCAGCGCGGACAGCGCTTCCATGAGCTCGTCCAAGCCTTCGACGCCCTGCATCTGCACGCGGATGCTGCCGAGGTCGAGCTTCAGCCCCTTGCGGTAGGCGTCTGCAGTCTTGCTGGAGAACTTGTTCACAGGACGACCTCCTTGGCGAGGATTTCCTGATAGTGACCGAGGTTGTCAGGGTCGGTGATGGACACGATCTCAAACACGCGCCCGCTCTTGAACGTCAGCCGGGAAGCGGTGTCGATGCTTGAGCCGGAGCGCACCGTGATCTTGTGCGTAATTGAGGACTGCTGTCCGCTGGCGAAGGGGCCTTCGATGCCTTGGAAGGTGTCGATAGAGCAGCGAACGGTTTCTGTGCCGGAGAACGACGTGCTCGGCTGCCCGGCGGAATCTTGCCCGGCGGCAGGACGCTGCACGTTGGCGACAAAGCGGAGTCGGGATGCCTGGAGGCTGCGCTTGCTCATACCCACCACCTTGTCCGGACGAAGGTCTTGCAGAGGGTGTCGACCGCGTGCGGGACTTCGCGCAGGTTCTCCGGGCTTGCGGTCTCGCGGGCGTTGTCGTACCAGTGACCGAACACCAGGAGCATCGCTTGCTTGAGGGCCTGCGGCACGGCGGCAGCGTTGGCGTATCCGGCGATGTATTCGACCTCGACCGACCAGAGGCCTTCGGACACGTAGACGCCCGGCCATGCGACTGAGGAGCGATTCAGGGCAACTCTGCACGGGCTCTGATCTGCGTTCAGCGAGTACAGGCCGCTGCTCATGGTCTGCTGCGTTCCGGTGTTGTCGATGTATCGGATGGCGGTAACGGATACCACCGGGTAGCCCGGCAGCATCAGCGTATTCCCTGATGGGAAGCAGTCGAGCCGCAACCGGTACGACCGCTGAATCAGCGGACCCTTGATGAGGGCCTCGATGTATTCGCGCGCCGCCAGCAACTGCGAGGCGATGATGGTGTCGTCCGCGGTGGTGTCGATGCGCGAATGCGCCTTCGCTTCGGCGAGGGTGACGGGCTCCGATCCTGGCGCCGTGATCTGCGCGTTTGAAAGATAGGTCGCTCCGTCGATGAGCAGCATGGTCACTCCTTCACGGCGCGAGAGGTGGTCGTCTTGGTGGCGCGCTCGCGCTTGCCATCTTCAACCTCGGCGATCGCGATCTCGGCGTCGATGAGGCGCTGCGCCAATTCATCGGACAGATCAACGACGTCTCCTGGGTTGTAGGTGTCAATCACTCCGGCGAGGCACTGCAGGAATCGAACTTTCATGGGGTGTCCTTATGAAAGAGGGGCGAGGCCCGGGCGGACCTCGCCCCTCTTGGCGAGAAGAAGAAGCTCAGTGTCAGGAGGCAGCCATGCGCAGGTAGCGGAACGCGTCGTACACCGATGCGCCTGCGTCGAGGCGGGAGATGGCCTGGAAGCCGATCTGCCCGTTGCCGGCGTAGAGCTCGCGCAGCACCTTGACGCTCATGCCCGAGCGCACACCGATGTGGTAGCGCGAGAAGTCACCGATGACCGCCACACGCGCGTTTGCGGCGATGGCCGGGGCGTACGGGGGGGCGTAGATCGGGATGCCTGCCAGACGGTCCGGCTCGCCGCGCACGAAAGACGGCTGCCAGAGGTACGAGAGGAACGTGTTGGTGCCCGGGCTTGCGAGCTTGCGGATGAGCGCGAGCACTGCGTCGCTCGTGACGATGGCGACCGTCGGCGAGGAGCGGTACTGACGCGGCAGCGAGTACACCAGGTCGAGGATTTCGTTGGCCGTGATGGCCGACGCGGACGCGCAGGTCTTGCCGGCCGCGATGCCCGAGCTGGTGTAG